AAATGGCTGGTGTATTAGATTACGCTCCTGCGTTAAACAACAATCTAAATGTTGATGACACAGGTAATACTTTTGCTGGTGTTCTGAATGGTAAATATAAAGTTTATATTGACCCATATTCTGCAAACAACACTGCTAAACAATACTTTGTAGTAGGTTACAAAGGTTCTTCACCATATGATAGTGGAATGTTCTACTGTCCGTATGTGCCATTACAAATGGTTCGTGCTGTTGGTCAAGATACTTTCCAACCAAAAATTGGGTTTAAAACCAGATATGGTTTACAAGCTAACCCATTTGCTGAAGCTGGTACAGGCGACGCTGCTGTTATTAACGGCGCTGGTTCTGCAAACAGTAACAGATACTACCGTAGAGTACAGGTTGCAAACTTAATGTAATCTCACTCGAAAGAGTAAACGAATTGGGGCGCCATTTAGCGCCCCTTTTCTTATCTAAAACTTGTATAAATAACTATATAATATAATAAAACTGGTGAAGTGAGTGAGTTATACGATTATTGATAATTTTCTAGAAAAAAGTCATTTAGAAGAAATACAAAGAGTTTATCTTTCAGATACAATGCCTTGGTGTATGGGTATTGTACATGAAAATGATAAATCTAATACATATTTTGTACATCATATTCATACTGGTCATACTATTGTTTCTAATTATTCAAATCCTATAATACCATTAATAGAAAAAATAAACCCAAGAGCTTTAATGCGAGTTAAAGCAAATCTATATGTTAGAACTGATAATTTAATAACACATGCCCCACATATAGACTATAGTCATGAACATAAGGCAGCTATTTTTTATGTAAATACAAATGATGGATTTACTATTTTGAATGATGGCACAAAAATAGAAAGTGTTGCAAACAGACTTTTAATGTTTGAGGCACACAAACAACATCAAAGTACAAATTGTACTGATGAAAGGGCAAGAGTAAATATAAATTTTAATTATTTTTAATATGTTTAAAGAACACGAAATTAATAAAGAAAGAGATAAGTTTATTTGTGGTTACTATATACCTGATGAAATTATGGACCCTGTAATAGAATGGTGTAATAATCTTTATTTATTTCCTGCAACATCTTGGGATTCACAAAAAAGTAAACCTCATTTTTGGGATGGTGAAACTAATGATGTTAAAGAATGTTTTGAACAAGGAATAATTTGGCCCACACTAGATGTTGAATGTATACATGTGTATTTGAATGCCGTTCAATCATGCATGGATTTATATACAAATCAATATCCACCTTTAAAATCTGGCGGTGCGTTTAAAATGGATCCACAATTTAATTTTCAAAAATATCCTAAAGGTGGAAGTTATAATAGCTGGCACTCTGAAAGAGGGGATGTGGATACAACAAAAAGAATGTTAGTATGGATGACTTATTTGAATGAATGTGAAGATGGTGGTGAAACTGCATTTTTATATCAAAAATATAAAATGACACCTGAAAAAGGATTGCATTTATTTTGGCCTTCAGACTTTACACATACTCACAGAGGAATAGCTAGTCATAAAACAGAAAAAATGATATTAACTGGTTGGTATTCATATGTTAGGGGTGGAGGACAGTTAGAATGGGCATAGATAAAGATTTTTATAACCTTTTAAAAGAATATACAATAGACCTTACTGAAGAAGATGTTTTTGAAATGTTTAAGATAAGAAGAAGATTTCCTCATCAATTTCATGATAATGTTCCTAGTGTAGAGGTTATTAATTCATATGATGGTCAATCACAACATAGAGGAATATTTGATGCCCAAGGTTTTCTAGAATATAGTAAAGTAAAAAAAGTTTATGAACTTGGACACACTTTAATATTGTCTAGTATTTTTGATTTAACTGATGATTTAAGAATGTTAGAAAGTGCAATATCAGACAGTTTTTCTTTCTTTCCTGTACACGGTAACTTATATATGAGTAAACAAGGCAAAGGAGGATTTCAAAGTCATGACCACACATATGATGTATATGTAAAACAAATCTATGGAACTTCTTATTGGGTATTAGGTGAAACAGAGAGTGTTACAGTAAAACCTGGTGATGTTATACATATTCCTAAGTTTACTAAACATTGTGTAGATGACACAGATGGTCCTAGACTATCACTTACAATTAATATGACATGATAATAGATAAAGCAGTATATCCTTGGATTTTAAAATGGATGTATGATGAGACACATCTTCATCATTATGGTCAGTTTCCTGTAGGCATTAGATTTCATCTAGGAATAATAGATAACCATAATGAAATGAAAAGTGCATATGAAAGTGATAATGAGTTTTATGTAGATGATGTCATAGGTTTTAAAGTTTCTACTGAAGACCTAAAAAAAATAAGAACAGAAGGCGCTTTTTTATATGATAACAACGAAGCTTATGAACTTGAAAATTGCACACCAACAATTATGAAGGCATTGAAAAATGACCATTGGGAATATTTGAGAACAAATACTTTTTGGAGTGAAAGAGGTCGCAAAGCATTTGGATATAAAATACATACCTATTTTCCTGAAGAAAATCATAGCAAAGTGTTGTTTTGGAATTGGGTTTATCAAGAGTTTGTGTTAGTAAACAGAATAAAAACTGCAAGGCCTACATCTACATTAAATTCAGATGATACAATAATTAATCTTAAAATTCCACATGAAGGGTTTGAAAGAGATGTATTTGTTGTTACTTCTACTGAAGATAAGTATAGAAATCACACAGAATCTTTAAAAGACGCTAAAATATTTATTGATTCTGATTCATTTGGCCCAAAGGTTATTTATAAATAGTACTATGGCAATTACAATTACAGATAAAGCATTAGAAGAATTTGATAGTTATCAAGGCCCTGTAAATAAATACATTCTTTTATATTCAAGAAAATTGGTGTTTGATGATGGTGTTACAATACTTGGGAATGAAATAGGTACAGTAATACCTATATTGGTTTTTGATATACTTAATGTAGGCACTAAACAGCCTGTTTACAATATAGATGGCGATGATACTAGTGGAATTAAACATTATTTGGTTCTAAACAATGAAGGACAAAAAGAATATTTTTATTATTACGAAGAATCTGGCACAAGAAAGGGAAGAAGTGTATCACAAAGTGGTCAAACATCTAGTGATGATAATGAACAACAAATAGGTTCATTAGATTTACATTTAACATGGTCTAATGATGACAATTCTTTTATAGGAAATTCTACTATTGATTATGATGAAATCAAAGGTTTGTTTACAATAGATGTTACACCATGACAGAACTAAATTCACTTACTAGACAACCAACTAAGTTAGATTACGCAGCTGCTACACAGTTTAAGTTTAATATTACTAAACTGCCTAAAGTAGAATTTTTCTGTACATCTGTAAACATACCTGGCATTACTTTAGGTGAAACTTCACAATCAACATCACTAAAAGACATACCAATACCTGGTGATAAATTATCTTATGCAAGTTTAAATGTATCATTTCTTGTAGATGAAAATTTAGAGAACTATCGTGAGATACATGGTTGGTTAACAGGTCTAGGATTTCCTAGAAGTCATGAACAATTTGAAACTTTTATTAATGCCGGTAAAGATAGATTTCCCACAAGTAATGCAACTGCAAATAGTAGAGAATCAGGTAAAGTAGATGATGTAGGTTTTGATGTTGGCGCTCAATACTCAGACGCTACATTAACTATATTGTCAAGTAAGAATAATCCTATATTAGAGGTTAGATTTAGAGACTTATATCCCACTTCATTATCTGGTTTATCATATGACCAACAGGCTGGCGATACTTCATATCTTATAGGTGATGTATCATTTAGTTATCAAATATATGAATTTGCAACTGTAGGAAGTGCTACAACTACTGAAACTACTACTTAACATCTAACTAAATATAGTTAGAATTTATATAATTAACCGGTGATTTTATTATGACATTAGAAGAACTACAAGAGCAGGTCGATAAAGACCTAAAAATAAATGAATCTGAACTTGACTTAGAATCTCTAAAGACACCTCAGTTACATAACAAGTATCTTAAACATTACAACAACTTTAAACTGTTATTGACCAGAGCTGAATCTGATTACAAGATACTTAAAAGAGTTAAATGGGAATACTATACAGGTAAGGCAAGTCCTAAAGTATATCAAGAAAAACCTTTCAATCTAAAAATTATGAAATCAGATGTAGACAAATATCTAGAATCTGATGAAGAACTAATCAAATCAAGACAAAAGATAGACTACTTAGAAACTGTCGTTAATTACTTAGATAGAACTTTAAAAACTATTAGTAGTAGAGATTGGCAAATAAGAAACTCTATTGAATGGAGAAAGTTTACTTCTGGTGCTATCTAATGTATTTAACTAATGATGTCATGTTATATCCTAATGCACTTACACATGATGAGTGTAACAAAATAATTCAGATTGGTGAATCTAAAAAGCTTGAACAATCTAAAATACAAGATGGTGATAATAAAAATAGAAGTAGTAAAGTATCTTGGATAAATGATGAACAATTACATAAACTTCTTATCAGTAAAACTATTCAAATAAACTTAAAGACTGGTTGGAAGTTTCAAATACAAAAATTAGAACCAATGCAATACTCAGTATACAATGTAGATGACCACTATCAATGGCATATAGATTCACATAGTAAACCCTATGATGATGGTCTAATAAGAAAAATCTCTTTTTCTGTTATATTAAATAAAGATTATGAAGGTGGAACATTAGAGTGTGCAAATTGTAATCCAAAAAATGAAGATATACTACATCAATTTACTGATTTAAATGTTGGTGATATTATCTTCTTTCCTTCGTTTTTATGGCATAGAGTAACACCTGTAACTAAAGGTATAAGAAAATCATTAGTCGGTTGGGTACTAGGAAAACCTTGGGTATGAGAAACATTATATTAACAAAGAAAGATGAAGTACACTTAGTAGTGGATGCTGATGAAGATGTTCGTAGAGACTTAGGTTCTCACTTTACATTTGAAGTGCCTGGTGCAAAGTTTATGCCCTCTGTAAGAAGTAGAAGGTGGGATGGAAAAATTCGCCTGTTTTCTTATACTAATGGTCAAATCTATACAGGTCTATATCCATACTTACTTAATTGGTGCCAAGAGAATGATGTTCAAGTAGTAGACAGAACAGACATAAAGGATGCTGTTGTAGATGATAAACTCGTAGATTCTTTCATCAAGAAACTAAAGATACCTTTTGAAGTAAGAGACTACCAGAAATCGGCGTTTATTTACTCTATGGTGAAATCAAGGTGTTTAATGTTATCGCCTACAGCTTCGGGTAAATCTCTGATAATATATCTGATGGTTCGCTTTAATCTGATACGCCTGAAAGAAGAAAAAAACAATAAGATTCTTATAGTAGTACCGACTACTTCTCTAGTAGAACAATTAACTAAAGATTTTGCTGACTATGGATATAATAGTGCAAGAAATGTGCATAAGATATATCAAGGACATGAAAAAGATACAACTAAAAGAATAGTTATTAGTACATGGCAATCTATCTATAAACAAGATAAAAAATGGTTTGAACAATATGGTATGGTTATAGGTGATGAGGCACATCTATTTAAGGCAGTATCATTGACTAAAATTATGGCAACATTGAAAGACTGTAAATATAGAGTAGGTCTTACAGGTACTTTAGATGATAGTAAAACACATAAGTTAGTTTTAGAAGGATTATTTGGTGCTGTAAACAAAATAGTATCAACAACAGAGTTACAAGAAAAAGAACATTTAGCAAAACTTAAAATACATTGCCTAGTTTTAAAACATGAGAAGATGTCAATAGACTTTTTAAGAGGTAAAACATATCAAGAAGAAATGGACTTTCTTGTATCAAACACAAAACGGAATAACTACATTAGAAACTTGTGTTTAGGACTAAAAGGGAATTCGCTCTGCCTGTTTCAATATGTAGAAAAACATGGTATGATATTAAAACAACTGATAGAAGAAAAGAATAAAGACAAACAAGTATTCTTTGTTTATGGTGGTGTAGAAACAGAGGAAAGAGAGAAGATTAGAGCCTTGACAGAGAAGTCTAATAATGCAATAATAATAGCAAGTTATGGTACATTTAGTACAGGTATAAATATTCGTAATCTACACAATATAGTATTCAGTAGTCCAAGTAAATCTAGAATAAGAAACTTACAGTCTATTGGTCGTGGTCTTAGATTAAAAGATGATAATTCAACTGCAAATCTTTATGATATATCAGATGATTTGTCGTATCAAGAGGAAGAAAACTATACACTTTCACACTTCAGAGAAAGGATAAATATATACAATGAAGAAGGATTTGATTATAGTATACACAATGTCGAACTATAAAGGAGAATGACATGGAAGCTATTAAAATAATTAAACTAGTAAATGGTGATGATATCGTTTGTACGATACCAGAAAGATTATTAGATGAGAAATCACCGCTTGTTAAAATTGATAAACCTTTGCAAGTGAAGTATGTTCCTGCTATGGAAGAAATGGGTATGAAAGATTATGTTGCCCTTATAAAGTGGACTTCATATTCTGATGATACTGTTATATCTATACCTAAAGATAAGATAATGACTATAACAACTGCTGGTTCAGCTATGACTAACTCATATATAAATGTCTCTGCTGGATATGATAGAGCAACCATGACTGAACACAATCAAGATTCTTATAACCAAGAACAGCTTGATGATGATACATCTAAGAAGTTAAATGAAATCTTTGATAGTATAGATGATAGCACTAAACACTAGCTACTCTGACCCTCGGGAGGAGAACACAGCTAAAATAACATAAATAGAGAACAATGTCAAGCGTGGTTGAAAATGAGATTAGCACTTAGTATTTTATACATATTTTATTTTGCATTAGCAGTATATTCTTTTGTTGTTCTTTCATGGACACAACTGTTTTTTACTTATATTTTATTTTGGTTTTTACTAGAGTTTACAATGAGTATGTTTACTCACAGGTGGGCAACACATGACTTATGGAATCCACCTGTATGGTTTCAAAACATAATGAGTGTAGTATCTCTAACTGCATTGATTGGTACGCCAATATCATATTGTGCATGGCACCATAATCATCACAAGAACTCTGATACAGAAAAAGACCCACATAGTCCTAAGTATGTCAATTGGTTTAGAATTATATTTAGAACTCATGAACATGAGGCTAATATTAAATTAGCGTCTAAGAGATTAAGAAACAAGTGGCAAATGTGGTTAACAAAAAATGAAACAGTTTTAGCATACTTACTTAATTTTATATTGTTTATGATATTACCTATTGAATGGTTTTTATCATGGGCAACTGCTGTAGGCATGACTACATTTTGGGTAATGGCAGTAACAGGAATTATGTGTCATATAGGTGAAGTTAGAGATGTTCCGTATATGTATCCTGTTGCATTTTCAGAATCATTTCATAGACAACATCATATCGACCCACAACTAAAACATTGTTGGTTTGACCCATGTGTTTGGGTTATAAATAAACTAGGGTGGACAAAATGAAACATGCAAGATTAATACAATTATTGGCATTACTGAATACTATCATTGCTATACTAGGATGTATTTACTTTCCAGAGTATATCATATATGGTTTAATCGCATGGGCATTTGTAAATATATTTGGTACAAACATTGCAATGCATAGATTTATGTGCCACAGAAGTTTTAGAACAGGTATTATAAGAGAAAAGATATTAAAATACTTAACTATAATATCTGCATTTGGTAGTCCATTATCATGGACAGCACAACATAGATATCATCATAGATACGCTGGACATCCTGTAGATGATAATCAATCACCAGATAGAATAGGTTATATAAGAGCATGGCTTACTTTATATGACCCTATAACTGTGCCTAAAACAATGGTAAAAGATATCTTAAAAGATAAAGACTATATGTTTATTACTAAACACTATTGGAAACTATTGTTTACTTACATTGGTGTTTTATATGCAATAGACCCAATGTTAGGTATATTTGCATTTAGTTTTCCTGCAGCTTGTGTATATCAAGCCGCTGGGGCATTTGGTGTTATACCCCATTGTAAACATTTTGGATATGTCGTTATTACACCTAGAAAAGATTGTACTGCTGTTAATAGTCCATTAACTTCATTAATTAGCTGGGGTGAGGGTTGGCATAATTATCATCATACAGTATCTAAAGATTACAGACATGGTCATAAATGGTGGGAACTAGACCCACCTGCATGGTTTATAGAACATTTATTTTTGAAAAAAACAGGCGAAGATGTTAAATCAACAGTCTAAATTATTACTAACACAATTAGTTATGCAACTTGCAACATTTGTAGGTATTTATTACTATTGGGGAACCTTTACAACTTTAGATTATTTTATAATATTTATCTCTACATTCTTTTTTGCTGTAGTATTATTAGAAACTTTTTTACACAGATATTGTTCTCATAAAGCATTTGAATTAGATAAAAAAATAGAAACATTTTTATTATATTGTACGACATTTACTATGCAACCTCCACCTTTAGCATGGGCGCCAAATCATATAACACATCATAGATATTCTGATAAAGAAGGTGATTCACACCCAGCAAGTGATGGTTGGAAAACATGGTTCTGGTGGAATACATATAAAAATAATATGATAAGTGGCCACACAGTAAAGAGATTATTAAAAAACAAACATTTTAGAATACAATATGAAAATTGTTTTAAAATATATTACATGTTTATGATACCATGTTTATTAATTAGTCCGTTTTATACACTTTGCATGATACTAATACCTGCTACATTTTGTTTTCATACATCAAGTATTACTAATGTATTATGTCATACTCTAGGTTGGGGATATAGAAACTTTGATACTAATGATAACTCAGTCAATATTAATATATTTCCTATAAACTGTGGAACATTACATAATAATCATCATGCAAATCCTACTTCTATAAACAATGGTGTTAAGTGGTATGAAATTGATTCAGCATATTATGTGATTAAGTTAATAAGAAAATGATTAAAAAAATGAGAATACTGTGGGCCTTGTTATGGATAGGTTTAATATCTAGTTTCTTTTTTCTAACATTAGAACAATGGATAATTTGTTTAATACTAGGACATTTTTTAGGTTGTGTAGGTCAAGTTATAGCATTACACAGATACTTTGTACACAGGGCATTTAAAACAAATAAATTTTGGCATTACTTTTTAGTGTGTACAGCTGTAATAGTAGGTTCAGGTTCAACAATATTATATAAATCTGCACACATAAAACATCATAGATATGTTGATAAAGAAGGTGACCCACATTCACCATCATATATGGGTTATTGGAAAGTATTCTTTGGTTATTTTTTTGCAAAAGAAGAAGGTAAAAAAAGTATGATATATGCAAAAGATTTACTTAGAGATAAAGAACACTTATTCATACATGAACATTACTTTAAAATACATGCATTATATTTCTTAACACTATTGATGATAAGTCCTATTTTAGTTTATGCATTGTATATATTTCCTGCAATGTATAGTATTATTGGCGCTGGCTTTGTAAATGCTTCATGTCATTATCCAGAAGAGGCAAAAAACAAAACATGGGTTACACTTATATTTGCTGATGGACAACATAAATATCATCATGAAAATCCAGCAGAGTGGCATATACCTTTTCCATATGTGTGGGCAAATACATTTATTAAACTAATAAAATCAAACCAGCATTGACATTACTTGTCTAATGATATATAATGAGTAACATGAAATCAGATAAAAAGAAAGAACATTATGTGAACAATAAAGAGTTTCTAGCGGCTATGACCGAATATAGAAAACTCTGTACGGACGCTGAAGAATCAGGTGAAGATAAACCACCTGTTTCAAACTATATAGGTGAGTGCTTTTTAAAGATTGCAAATCACTTATCTTACAGACCAAACTTTATTAACTATACATTTAGAGATGATATGATTTCTGATGGTATAGAAAACTGTTTGCAATATCTTGACAATTTCAATCCTGAAAAATCAAACAATCCTTTCGCATACTTTACACAGATAATCTATTATGCATTTATTCGTAGAATACAAAAAGAAAAGAAACAAACTACAATTAAGAATAGATTAATCATGGAAGGAAACTATGATGATATGACTTTGAATGATGGTGAAGATAGACAATTTAGAAATCAGTTTAGTGAGTTCTTACAAAGAAACGCTACTACTGATGATGTACCTGTGATTAAGAAAAAAACTACTAGAAAAAGAAAAGGTAAACTAGATAAGTTTATAGAATGATAATATGAAAATTGCACTTTTGAACGATACCCATTTCGGTTGTCGTAATGATAGTCCTCATTTTATGGAATATCAGAATAGATTTTATGATGAATTATTTTTTCCATATCTAAAGGAAAATAATATCAAACACCTAGTTCACTTAGGTGATGTTGTTGATAGAAGAAAATTTATTAATTATAAAATTGCACATAACTTTCAAGAGAAGTTTTGGAAAAGATTGTGGGATATGAAAATTGATACTCATATTATATTGGGTAATCATGACACATATTATAAGAACACAAACAAAGTAAATGCAATGAAACAATTGATTACCACATTTGATGGTAAGTTTGAACCTTGGATATATGAGAAACCTAAAACAGTTACATTTGGTAAACTGCCTATATTATTAGTGCCATGGATATGTGATGATATCTATGATGAATCTATCAAAACAATTTCTGAATCACAAGCACAGATATGTATGGGGCATTTAGAAGTAAAAGGTTTTGAAATGCATAAAGGTCATTATAACGACCATGGTTTAGAAAAGAATTTATTTAAGAGATTTGAAAAAGTTATCTCTGGTCATTTTCATAAAAAGTCAGATGATGGCCAGATATTCTATTGTGGCACACAGTATCAAATAACATGGAATGATTATGAATGTCCTAAAGGGTTTCATGTGTTCGATACTGAGACAAGAGAATTGACCAGAGTACCTAATCCTATCACAATATTTAAGAAGATATACTATGATGATAAGAAAACAAACTATGCCGAAGAAGATATATCAATATATAATAAATCATTTGTTAAACTATTTGTAGTCAATAAAAACAATGAAGAAAAGTTTGACAAGTATGTTAATCGTTTACATACAGAAATAGACCTACATGAATTAAATATTATAGATGAAGATACATCTGATATTACAGCTTCAGTTAGAGAAGATATATTAGACCAAGGTGAAGATACACTTACATTCTTAGGTAACTATGTAGAACAAATAGACACAGACTTAGATAGAGGTAAGTTGAAAGATTTTATTAATAGTTTATATAAAGAGGCACAAGAGTGATACACTTTAAAACTATATCATGGCAAAATTTCTTGTCTACTGGTAATACACCTATAGAAATCAAACTGAACAGACATCCAACAAATCTAATTATAGGTAAAAATGGTTCAGGCAAATCTACTCTATTGGATGCTCTCTGTTTTGTATTGTTTAATAGACCATTTAGAATTATTAAAAAAGAACAAATGGTGAATACAATAAATGGTAGTGATTGTAAAGTTCAAATAGAATTTTCAGTAGGCACAATTAATTATAGAGTAGTTAGAAGTATCAAACCTAATAAGTTTGAAATCTATAAAAATGACCAATTAATAAATCAGGATGCTTCTACAATAGATTATCAAAAATATCTAGAACAAAATATTATGAAACTGAATTATCGTTCTTTTATTCAAGTCGTATTATTAGGTTCCTCATCTTACGAACCCTTTATGAAGATGAAAGCACGATACAGGAGAGATGTAGTTGAAGAAATTCTTGATATTAAGGTTTTTACACAAATGGACCTGATTTTACGAAGTAAACAGGGAGAATTGGCAAAAAAAGTTACCGAGGTTCGCCATAATCGTGATTTAATAGAACAAAAGGTATCATTACAAGGCGAACATCTGAAGTCGTTAAAAACACGCACTAGCGCCACCGAGGAACGATATCGTTTAAAAATTGAACAAAATCAAGAGGCAGATAGAAAGTATAGACAAGAATTACAGAAATTGAATGAAGATATCGCAAAACAACAAGAAATCTTAAAATCAAAACCTGAAGTTGATAAAAAATCAAAACAATTATCCAAATTAGAATCTAAAATAGAAAACAATTTAGAATCTCATAAACAGACATTATCATTTTTTGAAACTCATGATGAATGTCCTACATGCACACAAAAAATACCTTCAGACTTAAAATCTAAAAAGGCAGAAGAAGAAAAAGAAACTATAACTAAATTACAATCAGGACTAAAAGATTTATTGGGTGAAGTTACAAAAGTAGAAACACAATTGACAGAAATGGATGCTGTATCTAAAAAGATACAACAATTAAATATTGATATAACTAAAATCAATACTTCACTAGAAGGCATTAAAAAACACTCAGATGAAGTTGAATTAGATGTACAAAGTGGAGAATCTGTAGAAGATTTGGAAAAACAATTAGAAACATTAAAAACAGACTTAGACCAATTATCAGAAGATTTAAAAAAGGTGGAAGAAGAAAAAGATTATGTAGATGTAGTCAGAGAAATATTATCTGATAAGGGTGCAAGGTCTAAAATTATTAGAAAGTATTTACCTATTATGAATCAATTGATAAACAAGTTTTTACAATCAATGGATTTCTTTGTATCATTTACATTAGATGAAGAATTTAATGAGACAGTTAAGAGTAGACATAGAGACACTTTTAATTATAATAGTTTTAGTGAAGGTGAAAAAATGAGAATAGATTTAGCATTAGTCTTTACCTGGCGTGCAATTGCAAAAATGAAAAATAGTGCCAATACAAATCTATTAATATTAGATGAAATATTTGATAGTAGTCTAGACGGACAAGGTACAGAAGACTTTTTTAAAATCATAGGAACAATGTCAAACGAAAATGTCTTTATCATATCGCACAAAGGTGATATACTATTTGATAAGTTTACAAATATAATTAAGTTTGACAAAGAACACAACTTTACAAAACTAGAAGATGTTTAAAAGAAAAGAAAATATATTACCTAAAAAACTTTTTAAAGAAGTATTTTCAGAAGTTACTTCATTTAATTTTCCTTGGTATTATTTGTGGAACTCAGCACATGGAAATGTACCAGATAGTAATAGAAACAGAACATATTCATTTCATCATACTACAATGAGAAATAAAGAAGCTAATTCTTGGTATAATGATAAAACTTTACAAATAGCAAATATAATGAAAGATAAATTTAAACTTGATGAATATGAAGTGATTCGTTTAAGGTGGGGTATGACCACTAATATTGGCACTCCTCTAACAAATAACTCACATGTTGATTCTACAGAAGAACATAAAGTTATTTTATTTTACTTAAATAGTACTGATGGTCCTACATGTTTTTATGATAATGAAAATAATCCAAAAGAACAAAATATACCTAAAGAAAATTCAGCAGTAATGTTTGAGGGGAATATCTATCATGCTAGTAGTAAACCTGTAAATTTTGATAGAAGAATAGTATTAAATATAAACTTAGTAGAGGTGCAGAATGACAAATGAAGTAGACATAGGCAGTTTAGAAAAAAATAAAGAATTAGAATTGCTACCACCATCAGACCCAAGAGTACAAAGTGCGATTGCACCTTTTAGTGATGATATGTTGGCAGATGAAGGATTTAAAGATAGAAAAGAATTATCTGAAAAAATGTATGATACCATGAAAAAGTATGGTGGTATAGGTTTAACCTGTAATCAAGTAGGTCTACCCTTTAATTATTTCGTTATTGGCGGCCACCCACAAGTTGAATCAGGCTTGACAATTCATTGTTTTAATCCTATAATAGTGTCTACAAGTGATGAGAAGATTCTCATGACAGAGGGTTGTCTAACATTTCCCTTTGTATTCTTACCTTTAAAAAGACCTAGAAAAGTCGTGGTAAAATATGAAGATGAGAATGGTGATTTAAAAGAGGCAAACTTAGATGGTATGATGAGTAGGGCATTTCAACATGAATATGACCACATACTTGGTAGAAACTTTACAGAACATGCAAGTCAATTAAAACTTGACAGAGCATTTAAAAAAGCAGGTAAAAAAATGAATGAGTATTCAAGAAGAATAAATGCTAATTCTTAGTATACCATTATTTGTAATATTCTTTTTTGTTATTTACATGCATAACAATCCTAGTGCATATGATAGACTTACAAATTGGTTACATATTAGAACAAAATATTTACGACCCGAAGTAAGTGTAGTAGAATTGATAATACTAGCATGTGTACTTGCAATAGTAGTTAAATTATATTTTTAGATTATGACAAACACAAAACATTTAATACATAGAAGCTTAGATATAGGAAGTGGATTAATACTTTCTATTATAATACAATTAACAATATTTCCATTCTATGGTATATACATTGATGTATGGGTAATGTTTCATCTTGCATTGATATTTACAGTTGTAGGTATTACAAGAAGTTATCTATGGTCAAAGTATGTTTTTAAATACAAATGAAACAATATGAATTTCCAAAACTAGTAATAGAAGAACATGAAGGATTTTATGTTGTTCGTGATGACCTATTAGAAGGTGGTTCTAAAAGAAGATTTGCAGATAGACTGATTCGTGAAGAAATGTCAGAGGGTGCAAATGAATTTGTATATGGTGGGTGTCCAGCAAATGGGTATGCCCAAATGTCAATCACACTTCAAGCAAAAGCATATGGTGCCAAGGCAACATTCTTTATGGCAAAAAGAAATATGGAAAACTTGCATGAGTATCAAAAGAAAGCATTAGAATATGGTGCTGATATTCGTTGGGTGCCAAATGGTATGTTACAAGTTACAAAGAAAAGAGCATTAGATTATTACAATGAAGACCCTGTAAACAGAAGATTATTACAATTAGGTTTAGATGATAACAGAGTAAGAGAAGATATAAGAGACTTGGCAAAAACAATAGAAACAGATTACAATATTAATGTAAGTGAAATATGGTCAGTAGGTTCTAGTGGCACATTAACAAGAGGATTGCAAATGGCATTTCCTGATAAAGATGTACATGTAGTATCTGTTGGACATACAATGAAACAATATGAAGTAGGTCGTGCAATATTACATAGGTCGCATTTAAAATTTACACAAGAAGTAAAAGAAGAAGACATGCCACCATTCCCAAGTGTACCTACTTATGACGCTAAGGCTTGGAAGATTATGAGAGAACAGGCAAAACCAGGTTCATTATTTTGGAATGTAGGCAAATGAAGATATCAATTGCACGACTAAGAAGTGGCGTAAATTATAAAAGACCACTAGACTGTATAATAGATTCATTTTGTTATCTACTAAATAGATTTCAATTAGACCATCCTGAATTTAGTTATGGATATTATAATTTTGGTTTTAATAAAGCAAACCGTAGAAATCCTGAACACTTATCAGATAGTGATATTATAATAATACCTAGTGAAAATGAATTTCATTATCATATACCTAATTATATTGACCCCAAAAATTTAGAGAAATCTACTACAGCAATTAAAGAACATTTTCCTGAATTAAAAAATAAACATATTATTATACTCCGTTCAGACAGAGGTGATACTGAAGATTTATATAGAAATTATACATTTAAAGATAATCATATAGGGAAGTTTTCTACAATAGATGAAACAGATATACCTGGAAATCTACATCAATTAAAATATCATTTTATAAAAGATGAAAACATAGATACATCTAAAAAACCTTTTTTATTTTCATATTGGGGTACAGAAAAAAGAAGGGATGTAGGTGGTGTAGAAAGTGGTGACCAAAGACATACCATACTGAAAGACTTGCAAGAAGGTATGGGAAGATATCGCACAAGATTTATAGGAAGATTTTCTACAGTTAAAAGAGATATGAAACCTGATAAGATGAGAAATATATTAGACCCATTATCAAAATCAAGATATACACTATGTTTCAATTGGAAAGACAATACAGCAACAACATCTAGATATCATGAGGCGATTGCATGTGGTATAATACCTATGGTATATAAAGATTATGATTCAACAGGTATATTAGTAAAAGATGATTGGCAAAGAGTAGAAAGTGCTGAAGAATTTCAAGACAAGATATTTGATGTGGATTATAAAAATAAGTTTGAAGAAATAAATTATTCACATAGTCAATCACTCTTGACAAAGGATGAAATTTATGATACCTTTAACGAACAACTAATGAAAAAAATTAATGAGTAAAGTAATGGCAAATAATGAAGACATCATAGATGTTTATAATAGATTTAAGGAACGAGGTTTTCCATATTACAATACTGATAAAAAGTGGCGTGATGAAAAATTTAGTGTTCTAATGAACACAAAACTAGAATCTATTATAGACAGAAGACAAAAGATTATCAAACAAAACCCTAATGGTTTATCACTTGCATGGTCATACATGGAACATGCTTGGGCAATAAAGTGTGGTAAGATGAGAACACCTATGGAAATATGGGAAGATGAAGAACACTTAAAGAAAGGTATTAACAAAATATTATCAGGCACATTCTTTACAAAAAGAGAACATTATGAAGTATCAGATTCAGATATGAGGTCAATGTTAAGAAGATACTCTGGCACACAGATGGTATCTAACTTTAGACCTACAGCCGCAGCCGCCATGTATAATATATTTTGTGATGTAGATAGTCCTCTTGAAGGCACAAAGGCAGGAGTAGTTTGGGACCCTAGTATGGGTTATGGTGGTAGATTACTTGGTGCTATTTTAGCAGGTGTTAATTATGTAGGCACAGACCCATGTATACCTACTTACGAAGGATTAGAAAAAATTATGTATGACTATGGTCGTTGTGATAAACAATACACATTACTTAGACAAGGTAGTGAGACTTATATACCTGAAGATGAAAGTTTAGATTTTGTATTTACAAGTCCACCTTACTTTGGTTGGGAAGCATACGGTGATGAACCAGAACAGTCAAGTATTAAGTTTGATACATCTGAAATATGGAAAGAAAAGTTTTTAAGAAAGACAATTGAAAATGCATACAAAGGATTAAAGACAGGTAAGTATCTTGCATTAAATGTTGCAAACACAAAACAATATAAAACATTTGAAGAAGACACAGTTAGACTTGCAATTGAATCTGGTTTTAAACATACAGACACTTGGTGGTTATCTTTATCTACTCAACAAGGTAAAGTAGAACAAGGTTCTTTAGATGGTGTAACAGAAGTAAAACAAAAACAACAATACATGGGCGAGTTTACTAGACCAGATATTGCAGGTAGAAAATTTGAACCTACATTTATATTTCAAAAATGATTAGAGAAAAAGATTACGAATTAATTAAATCTTTTATACATATGAGCATTGTACCCATGAGTGTAAAAAAGTTATGGTTTGCAGATAAAAAATTTTATAAATGGTTTATTAATGAAAATAACAGATAATAGACATAGACATCACCCTAAAAGTATTGCACTTGTAACAGGTGGTTTTGACCCAATACATTCAGGCCATATTCAATATCTCAAATCAGCATCCCATTTAGCAGAGTATTTGGTTGTAGGTGTAAACTCAGATGAATGGTTAACAAGAAAAAAAGGTAGACCATTTATGCCATTAGAAGAAAGAGTTGCAATTTTAAATGAATTATATTGTGTAGACCATGTTATTACATTTGATGATTCAGATGATACAGCTTGTCATGCAATAGAAAAAGTAAAAGAGTTATACAAGGACCCATTTAATAATAAGTTTCATATACCATTAACTTTTTGTAATGGGGGTGATAGAACAGAAGAAAACATACCAGAATTAGAAAAATATAAAAAAGATAAAACAGTTAGTTTTGAATTTGGTGTAGGTGGTGATTATAAGAAAAATTCATCTAGTTCAATTCTAGAAGATTTTAAGAATACAAGAACAATAAGAAATTGGGGTTACTATAGAGTAATACATGAAATAGGTAAAGAAGTAAAAGTAAAAGAATTAGTAATCGAACCTGGCAAATCATTATCAAATCAATATCATAATAAGAGAAACGAATTATGGTATGTCATGAAAGGTGAAGTAGTTGTAAATGGTATTATACACAAGGCACATCAACAATCATTTTTAATACCTATTGGTCAATGGCACCATGCAAAAAATATATCAGATGAACCTGTTCATATTCTAGAGTGTCAATATGGGGAAGAGTGTGTAGAAGAAGATATTGTGAGAGAATATATTGATGAAAAACCAGTCAAAAACGAGGGTGGAACATATATTGGTCTCAGAAGTCAAGAAGATGATGGTTATTGTGATTAAAAAGTGAAGAAATAGCTTGACAAAGATTTCAAAGTATCCTATAATATAGACTATATGCCAAAAAGTATGCACTTGGTACCAGGCATGACTAGCCTAAATACCAAGAAAACAAAAGTCAAAATTACGAAGGCGAAGATGGTCGAATTAAAAGAAGACCATAGACTTCATAATAAGAAATATAAAAAAGACCCACATCTAGCACCTATCATGGTGATGGATTTTGACACATATATAAAATTCAGATTCGGTAAACTCAAATCTAAAAAGAAAGACAGAGGCCAATATGTAGGCGAACCTATGATTAACAATAGAGTAACACCATCTAGAACAGAAACTAAAGTAGAACCTCATGTGTGTGCGAAGAAAGAACCTAAAGTATATGATGGTGAAAGAAAACTTATTGGTATTGGTATATTACACAAGTCAAATCTTGTACCTATTTTTGATGAAGAACATGCGAAAGATTTATCAAAGATGAGAAGATAAACTTAACAAAAGTTTAACACAAAATAGAGTTTTTAAATACTAAATATTTTTGATTAAAAAAAGGAGTTATTATGAAAAAAGTATTAATCGTACCCTTACTTTTATCCCTATCAAGTGTGGCCTTCTCTGGTCCTTATATAATGTCAAAACATGAATTCAAAATGAAAGACACAAATTATGATAAGACAATTAATCATATTCGATTCGGCAATAGTTGGAATTTAGATGGTCTTAAATTATATGGTGAATTAGGCGTTGTAGAAGAAGTTAGACATGGTTCTGATATCTTTGATGGCAAAGCAGGAACATCATATCAATTCGGTTTCAGTAAAAAAATTACAGATAACTTTTCATGGAAAGGAAAGTGGGAAGGAACAGAATTTCATGATTCAAATAATTCACATAAAATAGAAATTAAGACTAAATGGAAATTCTAAAAAAAATTAGAAACTATATTTTTAAATTAGTTGCAATAGCTGTAGCTTGTTACATACCAACAGTTATAATAGTAGGACTATTATTTGACCTTGGATATTATGATAAAGATACAAATGCATTACCTGTGTTTGTATCATTATTTTTAGTAACAACCACCATTGACTTTTTTAGAAATATTGATTATACTAGAGTTAAATCTATTATAAATAGAATTAGAGGTCGCCATAAAGGGGCTTCTAAAACTAAACTTGCTTAATAAAGGAGGAAACTATGACGGTATTTAGTTCATTACATCCGTTTACAATAGGTTATGATGATGTATTCAAACACTTTGAAACATTGTTAGAACATCAACAACCAAATTATCCACCATACAACATTGTAAAGACAGGTGATTATTCACATGTTATCGAAGTTGCATTGGCTGGTTACTCTAAGGCAGAGGTAGATGTTATTGTTCAAGAAAATTTCTTAACAATTAAATCATCTGATTTACCTACAACAGAAAAACCTAAAGATAATGTTGTTCACAAAGGCATTGCTAAGAGGGCGTTCAAAAGAACATTTACCCTTGCAGAGGATGTCGTTGTAAATGACGCTGTGTTGAAAGATGGTCTTCTTAGAGTGGAACTTGAAAGAGTTGTACCTGAAGAAAAGAAACCTAAAGTAATCAAAATTAAGTAAACACTAAGTACCAACCAGCATTGACAAATCGTGCTGGTTGGTATATAATGTACAACATATATAATTAACAAGTGAGAATATATTATGCAATTATCAAGTGATACAATTAATGTCTTAAAAAACTTTGCTGATATCAATCAGAATATCTTAGTTAAAGAAGGCACTACATTAACAACAATATCAACAATGAAAAACATATTAGCAGAAGCTGATATTTCTGATACAATTCCTAAAGAATTTGCTATCTATGATTTACCAGAGTTTCTAAGGGCGATTGACATGTTTCAAAAACCTTCTTTAGACTTTGATGGTGAATCGCATGTAGATATCGCAGACGGAAATTCTAAACAGAAAGTCAAATACTTTTTTGCTGATAAGTCAGTTATTGTTGCACCAACAAAATCAATAACAATGCCAGATACATTTGTTTCTTTCACATTCAAAAAAGATATGTTTGAAAAACTAATGAAAGGTATTAACACATTAGGTTTACCTGATGTCGCAGTTATAGGTGATGGCACATCAATTAAAATGATTGCTACTGATAAGAAAAACAAATCATCTAATACTTACTCTGTGGATATCTGTGAATCTGATAAGAAATTTACAGCATACTTCAAGGCAGAAAACTTTAAAATGGTTACAGATGATTATGATGTTGCTTTATCATCACAAAAAATTAGTCATTTCGTGAATCGTACTAGACCAGTTAAATACTGGATTGCACTAGAACCAGATTCAACATTTTAATTTTAACTAAATTGAGGTTTATATTATGTCCGACTTTTTGTGGGTTGAAAAATATCGCCCAAAGAAAATCAAAGATTGTATCTTACCCGAAGATACGAAGAAAACTTTTAGTGAGTTTTTAAAACAAGGGGAAATACCTAATCTATTATTATCAGGCACAGCCGGTACAGGTAAAACTACTGTTGCTCGTGCCTTGTGTGAAGAATTAGGTGCAGACTATATTATTATAAATGGTTCTGATGAAGGCAGACAGATTGATACATTACGAACAAAGATTAAAAACTTTGCAAGTACAGTATCTTTAACAGAGGATGCCAATCATAAAGTAGTTATTATAGATGAGGCAGATTATACAAATGCTGAATCAGTACAACCTGCTTTAAGAAACTTTTTAGAAACATTTCATAATAATTGTAGATTTATATTTACATGTAACTACAAAGCAAAACTTATCGAACCACTTCACAGTAGATGTACTGTTATTGACTTTAGAATCGTAAATGGTCAAAGAGTTAAAACAGCAACAGCATTTATGGATAGATGTTCTAAAATATTAGAAGATGAAGAAGTACCTTTTGATAAGAAAATACTTGCAGAATTAATTCAAAAACATTATCCCGATTTCAGAAGGACAATAAATGAATTACAAAGATATTCTGTAAGAGGTAAAATTGATAGTGGTATTCTATTCTCTATGTCTGAAGTCAGTCATAAAGAATTATTATCATCATTAAAAGAAAAAAGATTTAACGATATGAGAAAGTGGGTCGTACAAAATCTAGATAAAGAACCAGCGTTCTTGTTTAGAAGTATCTATGATGTACTTTACAAAGCGTTATCGCCAAACTCTATACCACAAGCAATATTAATAATCGCAGGTTATCAATACAAGGCAGCTTTTGTTGCAGACCAAGAGATTAATATGGTTGCATGTCTAACAGAGATTATGGCAGGGTGTAAGTTTAAATGACAGAGCCAATGAAATTATTTACTGATGTTGCACCTAAAATAAATCATCTTGAAAATGATACAATATTTAGAAAACATGTTGCTGATGTATTAAGAAATAATCATGGTGTCGCTAAAGAAGAAAAAATTATAGGTCTAAAGGGAAATGGTATAAGGTTTAGAGCAGATATTTTTTTACAAGATAAAATGATAGTAGTTGATACTAAATTAAAAAATAAACCAGGAACAGTTGATGAAAAAATAATGGATAAAGTTTTTTGGATGCAATATGCATGTGATAACTGGAAGTTTAAAAAAGGAATAATCATATACGGTGGGATTGGTTGGAATAAATCTGTAATTGCATATCTTAGAGATGAAATACTACCATCAAAGTTTCCTAATTGTAGTATGATAAGATATGAAGATGATGTGGAATTAAAACATGTATGAGTTAAAAGATTATTTAAATGCAATAAATTTTTCTAAAGAAAAACTTCTCGATACTGATGATACAGAGTGGGCAAAGAAATATCCACCCTTTGTTATCAACAAGTGTTTGTCTATGTTTTATGATTGTATTGCACAGGCAAACGAAATGAATGGGTACCACTTCTTAGATAAAGATGTTCAATTTAATTTTTTCATAAATAGTATAAGAAAAAAGAAGCGATTTGGTGGTAAGTGGCTAAAACAAAATGTTTTAAAAGATGTAGATTATGTCAAAGAATATTATGATTATAGCAACGAAAAGGCAAGAGAGGCCTTATCAATACTAACTAAAGAGCAGATTGAATTAATCAAATTATCTATTGATAAGGGTGGGAGAAGAAGAAAATGAATGATGAGATAGAATGGAATCAAGATAACATGCTCGAAGTTACAATCAAACAACCTGATGATTTTTTAAAAGTAAGAGAAACTTTAACAAGAATAGGTGTTGCAAGTCGTAAAGACAAAACACTATATCAGTCATGTCATATACTACATAAACAAGGAAAGTATTACATTGTACACTTTAAAGAATTATTTGCATTAGATGGCAAGACAGCAACATTATCAGAAAATGATATACAAAGAAGAAATACAATTGCGATATTGTTACAAGACTGGAACTTAATTGACATAACTAAAAAAGAGGAATCTGAAAACAAGGCACCTCTAAGTCAGATAAAGGTTTTACCTTTTAAAGAAAAACATGAGTGGACACTATCAGCAAAATATAACATAGGCAAAAAAGTAGAAGATGAAAGTACCTAGTTTTAATGAATTTATTAGTGAGGCAGTTGAAACTCCTAAACTAGTAATTATAACAGATGAGCCTGAACAAGCAAAAACTTTTCACACGGCAGATAGACTTCAACAAGAGGCGAAAAAGTTAGGGTGGAAATATTACTTGTATAAACTTACAGGTGGGTATACATCAACAGAAGAAGGTATCAGAAGATTACATAATAAAGATGATGAAAAAGGTTTTGTAGTTGATAAAAATACTATTGCGATATTTAGAGGTTCAGTTGTTCGTAGAGACAGTTGGATGGATATCATATCTATGTTTGAAAAAGATAAAGTATGTTGTATTAACAGTAGAGACTGTATAGAAATATGTACAGACAAATATAGAACATCTATCAAACTTGCAGATTATGGTTTAAGACAACCTAAATCTTCACTAATAACAGATAAAGAAAATGCCTTAAAAGCATTTGAAAATTTAGACACAGACTTTCCTGTAATTATGAAAACATTAAGAGGGTCAAAAGGTGTGGGTGTCTTATTTATTGAATCAAAAATAGGACTAGATTCTATTGTACAGTTAATCAATAAACAAGATGAGGATGCTGATTTATTAGTACAAGAATATATTAAGACAGACTATGATGTTAGAGTATTAGTTTTAGGTGGTAAAGTTCTTGCAACAATGAAACGACCTGTAGTCAAAGGTGATTTTAGAAGTAATGTATCACAAGGTTCAAAACCAGAAGAATTAAAATTAACAGAATTAGAAATAGAAGAATGTATCAAGGCCTCTAAAGCAGTAAATGGTTTATGGACTGCTGTAGATTTTATACCTTCAAAAAATAGAACAAAAGAACCACCATTTATGATTGAGGTAAACTCATCACCTGGAACAGAAGGTATGGAAGAGGCAACAGGTAGAAATATTAGTAAAGAAATTTTAGAATATTTTTCAGATAAAAAGAATTGGGTACAGGCACCTTCACAATGTGGATATAAAGAAGTTATGACAATAAAACCTTTTGGTGATATTGTTGCAAAATTTGATACAGGTAATAGTGGCACGAATGTTATTCATGCAGAGAAAATGGAAGTTAAAGGTAAAAAAGTAACATGGTCATTATATAATAAAACTATAACATCAGATATAATTAGACAAGAAGAAATAAAAGTAGGTGGTCTAAGAGACTATGAAGAAGACAGATACTTAATTAAACTAGATGTACAATTTGCAGGTACATTATATACAGATGTTGAGTTTACTCTAGATGATAGAGAAAATAGAACACATATATTATTAGATAGAGAATTTATGAATAGACTTAATGTTATGGTAGACCCTAGTAGAAAATATATAGTTACTAGTCCGTACACCATTGACAAATAAGTCTTTTTATAGTACAATACATTATTAACAAGTGAGGTAAATTATGGCAGATGTGAATCTATTTCGTTTGACAACAGGCGAAGATGTAATCGGTAAAGTTAAAGAGGAACTATTTGATGAAAATGGTATTTCAACACATGTGGTTTTAGAAAAACCTTTTGTGATTATTCCACAACAAGAGGCACCAGGTAAACCTGTAACTCTTGGATTTCATTCTTATATTCCTTATGGCAAATGTGATGAAGTTACATTCAAACAAGACAACATAGTTACAAGTGTTGAACCTACAGATGAATTAACTAAAACATATACACAAAATACAGGTGGTATAGTACAAGTAGAAAAACAGTTGATTACTTGATGAATTTTTATAAGAACATAGTTGAATACAAAGGTAAGTTATTTGTTAGAGGTATACATGAAGGGCAAGAGTTTCAAGAAAAGATAGACTTTCAACCTACATTCTTTACACTAACAAATAAAGAATCTAAACATAGAAACTTGCAAGGTCAATATCTACAACCAACACAATTCGACAGTATCGTAAAGGCAAGAGAATTTAGAAAGAGTTATGATAACTCTAATTCTCCTATCTATGGTATGGAAAGATTTGCATATCAATATATTGCAAATGAATATAAAGATGATGTTGAGTGGCAGAAAGATAAAATTAAAATCTTTACAATAGATATTGAAACAAGTTGTGAAGAAGGATTTCCTGATGTAGATAATCCTGTTGAAGAATTGTTATGTCTAACAGTTAAGAATCAAACTAACAAACAGATTATAACATGGGGTACAGGCGATTTTAAAACCGATAAAGAAGATGTAACTTATGTAAGATGTAATTCAGAAAAAGAATTATTGAAAGAGTTTATGTCTTTCTGGATGAAAAACTATCCTGATATTATTACAGGTTGGAACTGTAAGTTTTTTGATATACCTTATTTACTAGGCAGAATATCTAGACTAACAGACAATAAAGTTATTCGCAAACTATCTCCTTGGGGATTAGTTGAACAGAAAGAGGTTATTGTAAGAGGTAGACCTAAAACTGTATATAATATTATGGGTGTTGCAATGTTAGATTACATTGACCTATATCAAAAGTTTATACCAACAAGACAAGAAAGTTATAAACTAGATTATATCGGTAAAGTTGAATTAGGTATTGGTAAAGATGAAATGCCATATGAAACTTTTAGAGAGTGGTACACAAAAGACTTTCAATCATTTGTAGACTATAACATACAAGATGTAGAAATCGTTGATAGACTAGAAGATAAATTAAAACTTATTGAATTAATATTAACAATGGCATATGAGGCCAAAGTAAACTATGATGATGTATTCTCACAAGTAAGAGTGTGGGATGTTTTAATCTATAACTATTTAAGAAAAGAACATATTGTAGTACCTGAAAAATCTGAACAAGTAAAAGATACAAAGTATGATGGTGCATATGTAAAAGAACCATTGACAGGTATGCATGACTGGATTGTATCATTTGATATCAATTCACTTTATCCTCATTTGATTATGCAGTATAATATATCGCCAGAAAAAATAGTTGGTATGAATCCAGAAGGTACATCTGTAAATAAATTATTATCTAGAAAATTAAATCTTGAACATTTAAAAAATAAAGATGTATGTATGGCACCTAATGGTGCAGTCTTTAAAAGAGATAATGCAGGTTTCTTACCTAGGCTATTAGATAAGATGTATCAAGATAGAGTTGTCTACAAAAAGAAAATGATGGAGGCTAAAAAACTTCATCAAGAAACTGGTGATGACAAATATAAAAATGAGATTGCAAGATGTCATAACATTCAATGGGCAAAAAAGATTGCATTGAATAGTGCCTATGGTGCTATCGGTAATCAATACTTCAGATACTATGATGTCAGACAGGCAACAGCAATTACATCATCTGGTCAATTAGTTATTAGACATATTGAAACTGAAGTAAACAAATATATGAATAAGATTTTACAGACTGAAAATGAAGACTATATTGTGGCATCCGATACAGATTCTATCTATCTTAAATTAGATAGTCTAGTAGAAAAAACATGTAAAGATAAAACAATAGACCAAAAAGTAAACTTCATTGATAAAGTTGCACAACAAAAGATAGAACCATTTATTGAAAAATGTTTTAATGAGTTGGCAGATTATACTAACGCATTTGAACAAAGAATGGTTATGAAACGAGAAGTTATATCTGATAAGGCAATATGGACTGCTAAGAAAAGATATATGTTGCATGTATTAGATGATGAAGGTATCAGACTTACAAAACCTAAAATGAAAATTATGGGTATTGAGGCAGTTAAATCTTCAACACCAGAAGTTTGTCGTGGTAAAATTAAAGAGGCAATTGATATCATGATGACTAAAGATAATGATACACTTATAAAATTTGTTGCAGACTTTAGAGAAGAATTTAATAAGATGACACCAGAACAAATATCTTTTCCTAGAAGTTGTAATAATTTAAGAAAGTATAAAAGTACAAAAGATATTTTTATAAAAGGCACACCTATACATGTAAAAGGTGCATTGATTTATAATTATCAAATAAAAGAACATAAGATAGACCATATCTATCCTGAAATTCAAGAAGGTGATAAGATTAAGTTTATAAAACTAAAAGAAAGGAATCCTTTTAAGTATGATGTAATAAGTTACATTACAAAACTACCTAGAGAATTTAATTTAAATGATTATATTGATAGAGACATTATGTTTGAAAAAACATTTATAACTCCTCTATCATTTATATTAGAGAGTATTGGTTGGGAAGTTGAAAAGAAAGCAAGTTTGGAGGCATTTTTCGGATGAGCGATTGGTTAAAAGAATATGCAAATGAAAATGGTTTACCTATAATGAATCAGAGTGAGTTTGAACATCACACAGATAGAATAGGTAAAGAACAATTTAGATTAGACTTAGCAGAATATATTGCTAACAGTAGACCTGAGTTTCCATTAAAAGAAATTACAGAAAAAGATGTTAGAAAACTATTTAATGAGTTAAAGAATGATGACATATGGAAGATAATAAAACCTATAGAAAATATAGACAAAACAGTATTTGAAAAATATGAAGATTACAAATACCCATTTAAAGAACATGGTCTAGGATTAATTGATGGTCCTAGTACATACAATTCTATTAGTAATTATTTTCATCAACCATTAAGATTAAATTGTGGTAGTTATGGATTTGAAGCACCCATACAAGTATGGAATGAAGGCACAGCGAAAGATATCTGGAAGTGTTTAGGTCCTATTTGGCGTGGTATTAATAATATGAAAAAAGTTAATATTGATGGCGAAGAAAAACTTAGAGGTGGTTCATTAACTAATGCAAGTTATATGAGTGCATTTAGATTAGGTACTTATATTGCAACACAATTTAAACCTAATGTTGCAAAGGCAATATATCAAATGACAGACGCTAAAAAAGTTTTAGATACAAGTTGTGGCTGGGGTGATAGACTTGCAGGTTTTTATACTTCAGACGCTGAAGAATATATTGGGTGCGACCCTAATCCAAATACTTTTCATCAGTATTATCATCAGATTGAAACTTATGAAAAACTTTTAGGTAATAAAGATGTTAAGATACATGCAGGACAAACTACAAAAGATAGTCCTTCATTTATAGGTGTAGAAGGTAAAAAGAAAGTTAGAATTTATAGATGTGGTGCAGAAAATTTACCTTGGGATGAAATCAATAATGTAGATTGTGCATTTACAAGTCCACCTTATTTTTCAACAGAAGAATATAATAAAGGTGGTGAACATGAAGAAGACCAATCATGGTCTAAATTCAATGAGTATGAAAAGTGGCGTGATGATTTCTATTTACCAGTTGCACTAAATAGTCATAAGAGTTTATCAGATAATGGTTTTCTATTTGTAAATATCATGGACCCTAAAATAAAAGGTAAAAGATATTATAGTTGTGATGAATTAGTTGATTCTTTATCAGACTATTTCATAGGTCAGATTGGCATGAGAATTATGCAAAGACCACAAGGTAATGCTAAATTTAAAACAAAAGAAGAATTGAATGAGTTTATGAATATGTTGTTCATAGAAAATGTATGGTGTTTTCATTCTGTACATTCCGACTTAGATTTATTTAGACATTCAAGAGTAACCACACTTGACAATTTCTTCTAGATGGTGTATAATGATTTTCATATTGAGGTAATATTATGAGTGATTTTTTAAAAGATATAATTAAAGAAACAGGCAATGAATATGCTACTTTAGCATCCGACGGTGTTACAGGTGGTGATGTTGATAGCTTTATTGACACTGGTTCATATGCTTTCAACGCCTTATTGTCAGGCAGTATTTACGGTGGGCTACCAGGTAATCGTATAACAGCAATTGCAGGTGAGGCCGCTACAGGTAAAACTTTCTTTGCATTGGGTGTATGTAAAAGTTTTCTAGATAAAGATAAGAATGCTGGTGTGATTTATTTTGAATCAGAAAATGCAGTATCTAAAGATATGCTAGAACAAAGAGGCATAGATGTAAACAGAGTTGTTGTTGTACCAGTTGCAACAGTACAAGAGTTTAGAACACAATCAATAAAAATTATTGACAAGTATCTAGAACAAGAATCAGACAAAAGAAAACCTATCATGTTTGTACTTGATTCCTTAGGCATGTTATCTACTACAAAAGAAATGGAAGATACTGCTGAAGGTAAAGAAACAAGAGACATGACTAGAAGTCAAATTGTCAAATCAGCATTTAGAGTTTTAACTTTAAAACTAGGTCAGGCAAATGTACCAATGATTATGACTAATCATACATATGATGTGATTGGTTCTATGTTCCCACAAAAAGAAATGGGTGGTGGTTCTGGTCTTAAATATGCAGCTTCAAGTATTGTATATCTTGGTAAAAGAAAAGAAAAAGATGGAACAGAAGTTGTCGGTAATATAATTCGTTGTAAAAATTACAAGTCTAGAATTACAAAAGAAAATGAACAAGTAGATGTTAGACTTACATACAAAAGGGGTCTTGACAAATACTATGGTCTTTTAGAATTAGCAGAAGAATGTGGCTTGTTTAAAAAAGTATCAACAAGATATGAATTACCAGATGGCAACAAACAATATGCAAAAACAATAAATAATGAACCTGAAAAATATTTCAAAAAAGAAGTATTAGAGAAGATTGATGAGTACACAAAAAGAAAATTCACCTACGGAACAGAAGAAGACTAAACCTTATGTCTTTGCACAAAGACCTGATGATGATTATACTTGCATAAAACTTACTGAAGGTAAGTATGCAGAAATAATCTACAAGTATGGCAATGTTGGATTCAAAGAAGTAGAAGATTCAGAAAAACTTTCAGTAATATTCGATTATAATATTCTAAAAAATCCTAAAGATATAGACATTGATGAACAAGAGTTTATCGACCATATAGGTGATATATTAATAGATTTAGTAGAAGAACAATTAGCAACAGGTAAATTAGATTTAAAATTTGAGGATATAAATGACTGATAGAATAGAAAGAATAATATTAAGAAATTTATTTTACAATGAAGACTTTACAAGAAAAGCTTTACCTTTTATTAAAACTGAATTTTTTTCTAATCATAGTGAATCAACATTATTTGGTGAAGTAAATGAATTTGTAAACAAATATAAAAATTTACCTACAAAAGAAACCATACTTGTAGAATTAAATAAAAGAAAAGATTTAAAAGAAGATGAATTAACTGAAATTAAAACTATTGTAAACGGTTTAAATAATGAAGAAGTAGAATTACAATGGTTATTAGATACAACAGAAAAGTTTTGTAAAGACCGTGCAGTACATAATGCAGTCTTATCAGGTATTCAGATTCTAGATGGTAAAGATAAGAAACAAAATCCAGAGGCGATACCTCAAATTTTATCAGAGGCACTTGCAGTATCTTTTGACAATCATGTTGGGCATGATTATATAGAGGATGCTCAATCTAGATTTGATTTTTATCATAAAAAAGAAAAAAGATTTAAGTTTGATTTAAACTATTTTAATCGTATCACCAAAGGCGGTGTCCCAAGTAAAACTTTAAATATTGCACTTGCAGGCACCGGCGTTGGTAAATCATTATTCATGTGTCATGCAGCCTCAAACTGGTTGATACAAGGTAAAAATGTTTTATACATTACTCTTGAAATGGCAGAAGAAAGAATTGCAGAAAGAGTAGACGCTAATTTATTTGATGTAACTATAGATGATTTACATGTTATGCCAAAAGACATGTATGAAAACAAAGTTAAGAAGTTACAAAATAAAACATTAGGTCAATTAATTATTAAAGAATATCCTACTGCTTCTGCTCATAGTGGTCATTTCAGAGCATTACTAAATGAATTATCGTTAAAGAAAACTTTTAAACCTGATGTAGTCTTTATAGATTACCTCAATATATGTGCGAGTAGCAGGTTCAAAGGTGGAAATATCTCATCATATTTCTACATCAAGGCAATTGCAGAAGAGCTTCGTGGTCTTGCAGTTGAATTTGATTTACCAATCTTCTCTGCTACTCAAACAACAAGAAGTGGTTTTACTTCAACAGATATCGGTTTAGAAGATACGGCAGAATCATTTGGTTTGCCGGCAACAGCAGACTTTATGTTTGCACTAATCTCTAATGATGAGTTAGAACAATTGAATCAATTAAAAGTCAAACAATTAAAGAACAGATTCGGCGACCCAAGTATGAATCGTTCTTTTATCATAGGTGTAGACCGTTCCAAAATGAGACTATTTGATGTAGAAGCTTCTGCTCAGAACATTGTTGATAGTAATCAGACTGAAGAAGAAGAACAAATAACACCAGATGTAGCATACGACAAATTCTCTGATTTTCAGTTATAAATAGTATGTATGGCAGACAAAACAGCATTAGCAGAAAGCGCTCAAGCATTACTATGTGCAATAGCAGATTTATTGGGTAAGACAAAATCAAATCAAATATTTGATGAAAAACTTTATCCAGAGTATGCTGATTTCAGAGCAAAAGTAGGTCAAAATCAAATTAATAAATCACTACAAAGAATAGTTACACCTGGTGTATCTGGTGATATGATAGAAACATTTTTAACAGAGGATAATTCTTGGTATATATCTTCAGTAAAAATTGCAAAAAAATTAGTTAATGATATAGGAGATATTGATAAAGATTTAAAGATAGAGGCTGCAGGTTTTCAAAAATTATTTTATTTTAGAGGCGATGATGAAATAATGGGTAATATAGAAAACCTATTTAAATATGCCAACAAACAAAAATATACATCACAAGCAAAATTTGGTAATGTAAATAAATGGTCACCGGCAGATATCTATTTAGGAAGTAATAAAGCAAAACAAACTATAAGACAGAATTTAATCAAAGCACAAAATGAAAATTATTATGACTTTCCTAGTTTAAATTCTTTAGTATCTAATTTAATTGATAGTGGAGATTTATTACCATTGTCATTAAAAAAGGTAACGAAAACAGAACCCATATTACAGTTAGTAAACTTTGATAGAAAAGAAGAAATAAAAGTTATCAATAAAGTAAAAGTAAAAAATGTAACAGACTGGAAAAAATATAAAAAAGTAAAGTATGGCCAAAAAGCAGAAACTAGAGATATGAGAATAATGTTAGAATCTGGTGGTGAAATAAAATTAAGACATGACCCTTCAGCAAAAAGATTTGTTGCAGAGGCAATTTTTAGTAAGGCAGAGGCAAGAGGTGGTTCAATAGGTTCTATAAAAGTATTCTGTGAATTACTAGCATTTATTGATAAAGGGTTAGCCAACTCTACTTTAAGAAAATATAAAGCAGGTGAGGAAAAGTATTTTAAGGCATTAGAAAAAATTGAGTATCTAAGAAAAGATAAAAAAAGATTTGATTTTGAAAGAGGCGCTATAAGTGCCATTTATATTATTAATGAAATAATGCCAGACTTAAAAAAGTTTTTCAAATCAGGAACAAAAAAGGATAAGTTTATTAGATTGATGTATGAATATATTACATCAAGAACACCTCTATCAGGACAGTTTGTAATTGCAAAATAACATTAGTATATTATTATAAAGTGAAACACAGAAAATAATTCAATACACAAGTTACCAAACTACTAAATAATAACAGTTACTTGGAAAGGTATGTAAATCGTCCCTCAGTTAAATTCAACTCACGCTTGACTTTAGTTGTTCCTTACGATATACTCCAAGTATATAACATTTGATAGGAGGAAAAATCAAATGGGACAAATCTTACTTAATGCACGCTATCTATTAGCGCCGATTCTTATAATCGTAGCTGGTGCTGGCGTTCTTTTGGGTGGTATCATGGCTTGGTTAGGAGTAGCATTGCTATTCGTAGGTCTGCTTGTAGATATCGCTACAAAATTTGAAACAACAGGTGTAGGTTATGATGAAAACGGCGAATCTTTAGGTTGGCCAACTTTTCAAAACCTAACAATGTATTTCATGTTACCTGTATTCGTTTTGTTTCAACTAGTAATGGCATGGAGACTTTATACATTCATGGCACTAGGTGGAGCTGAAGGTGCAGTAATCATGGAACTCATTCCTGGAATATTAGTAATGCACGAAGGTATAACAGCAGTTAACCTAATCGGCGCTACATTATCTTCTGGTATCTTTATTGGTATCGGAATCATCTATGGTCACGAACTATCTCACACAAAAGGATTTGGATTCGTAATCTCTAGATTAATGATGGCACTATCTGGTTCAGCACATTTCTGTTACGCTCATGTGTACAACCATCATCTAGAACTTGCAAGTGAAGATGACCCAGCTACTGCACCTCGTGGTAGAACAATCTATGGTCATTATCCACTTTCATACCTAGGTCAATCAAAATTTCTTTTCAACATGGAAAAAGAAAGACTATCAAGAATGGGTGTATCATTCATTTCTTGGCAAAACCGTTGGATAAGAGGATATCTAATGGCAGTACCAACAGTAGCATTATTCTTTGCAGCTGGTGGTTGGATAGGTATGGCAGTACTAGCAACAATTTGGGGAATCTCAAACTTCGAGCTAGAAGCACTTAACTATCTAGAGCATTATGGTCTAATCCGTGTAAAAGACCAACCAATTGATTACAGACACAATTGGGATAACTCAACAGCTTTCACTGCTTGGTTCTTTATTGAAATCGGCAGACAGGCTGACCATCATGACAGAGGAGAAACTCATTTCTGGGAACTCGAAAATGTCGGATGTCCAAATACAGGCTGGGGCTACTTTGTGGTATTCTTTATCGCATTAGTACCACCAATTTGGCATTGGTATATGAGAAAAAGATTGGCTGCATGGGATGAACACTTTGCGACTGATGAAGAAAAAGCAATTGCAAACAGAATCAACAAAGAAGTAGGTTATGAAGGAACACCTTTTGTTGGAGATGTATTACAAGACGCTGGAAATGTAGACTTAGGTCTTCGTTCTGCAAAAAAATAAATAGTTTTTAAAACTAGGGAGAGGTCTGCCGACAAGGGCCTCTCCTACTTAAAACCCCCATATTTTAGTACGACAGCCTTTACATGCACAAAATGTCGTATACCATTCACAAAAAATCAATAACTTAGGCGAGCAAATAACCGAAAAAAAGCTTGACAAATACCGTAAAATGTCCTATAATTATAGTGTAAATTGAATAAATCAGGAGACAAATGAAATGAGTAAATGGCAAGAATCAACAAATGACAGAATCATGACAGAGATTCCGGCAAATCAGGACAATGCTGAGGCATTCGTTTATGAATGGACAAATCGTGAAAATGGCAAAAAATATCTAGGTATAAAAAAATCATCTGAGGCTGGTACCGATTACATCACTTCATCAGAAGATAAACAATTTTTACAAGACTTGCATGATGATAATATTAAGTGGACTTATAAAGTTATAATGTGGGCAGGTTATAAATTTTGCCAACAATATGAATATAACGAACTAACAAAAGTAAATGCTAAAGATAATGATAAGTATTACAATAAATCAAATGGGTTTAATCAATTTATTGAAATTGTAAGACATCCATTAATAAAAGATATTGCTGATACAATTACTAAAACATGTAATTTCACAGGATGTTCACAAGAACTAAAAGATAAAAACTACATGAATAATACAAGATGGTTACAAGTAAGAGATGAAACCACAGATGATGTTCATGAGAAAAAATTGAAAGATAAAATAAATGAATCTTTTGGTAAATATGCAACAGAAGAATTGCTATGTACTATTTTAGAAAATAGGGAAGTAGATGGTAAACTTGTGAATTTAGGTGTAAACGGAAATCATTCTAACAATGCATTTAAAATGTCTAATGCAACATCTATTAGAACATTAATTATACCAGAACACATTCATAAAGATTGGAATGATGAAGAAATTGAGTGGCTTGGTAGATATCTAAACCCTAGAGAAAAAACACCAAAAAAACAAACTAATTTAACAACAATTGCACAAGGCGTTTATAAAGAGATAGAAAAAGGTTTATCTTACAATAGTGAATCTGTACAATTTGTTTTTAAAGAAAATCATTTAACTCAAAAAGAAATTAATAAAGTTAAACAATTAGTTTCAGATATGACAGGTGAAGATAAGAACTGGATTAATTGGCAAGGGGCAGGTTATAAGAAACAATTACAGACTAAAATTGATACTCTTAATTTAGAACCTAATATTTACGCTAAACAATTTTCTAGTGGTAAAAATGATTTGATAACACATGGACTAGTAAAGATTAAAGAACTAATCGAATCTGGCAAAAAGATTGATACTTACCATGTTGTAATTCATCATCCATCAGAATCATATCAAAAAGATTGGAAAAAGTATGATACTAATAATAGAGAGATATTATCAAACATATTTGATAATGCTACCGATGAAAGTATATACAAAGATATAACTCTTATTGTTGAAGAAATGGAGACCCAAAAAGACAAATGGGATAACTAAACAAATATATTGTAATATAGATAAAACGAATCTTATAAATAGTATTGTCGATTTTGAATAGTACATTTATGGATTCGTTATATATATGGAACAATTGGGAGACACATGTTTAGTTTTAAAGGATATCAGACTAAGGCCAAGAATAAGCACTTAGAACATCTAGAGGACCAGATTATAGATGAAGGTTCAAAGGGTGGTCAAAATGCTGTAAACTTCTTGGTTGCAATTCGCAACATGCTAGCTGGTAGGTCAAGTAAAAAAGTCAATATGACTGTTAAGTGGGATGGTGCCCCAGCGATTATCTGTGGTATAAATCCAGAGAACGGCAGATTCTTTGTAGGTACTAAGTCAGTATTTAATAAAGTACCTAAGATTAATTATACAAGTGCAGACATCAGAAGAAATCATTCAGGTGTTGTTGCAGAAAAACTATCAGCATGTTTAACTTATCTCCGTAGAATTGTTACTAATGGTGTTTATCAAGGCGATTTATTATTTACATCGGGTGATAAAAAGAAAACAGATATAGATGGCGAATCTATGATTACATTTACACCTAACACAATTACATATGCAATGCCTGTAAACTCAAATGTGGGTAGAAAAATTGCAAGTGCAAAATTAGGTATAGTCTTTCATACAAAATATTCAGGCAAAACAATGCAAGATTTACGAGCAGGATTCGGAACAGTTACGGGTGGGGGTGGCAGAAATGTTTATCTTGCCTCAGCAGGATACCGAGATACTTCCGGTTCATCTAAATTTACATCAACAGAATTATCAAGATTTGATTCATTAATTAGAATGGCAAAAGGTTCATTATCAAAAGCAGGTCCTATGTTAAATCAAATGGACAGTAGAGACCCAACATCAGTAGGATATAGATTAAAAACATTTTTCAATTCTGTAATTAGAAACAGTACAGGTGGTATGGGTAAAGTTAAAACATTACAAGGACAATTTAGAGAGTATTACGAAAGTTTTATTAATGCAGAAATATCTGCTAGAAAGACAACAGCAGGTAAACAAAAATTTATACAGGCGAAAAAAGATAATTTAAAATTTATAGACAAAAATCAAAGTGCATTATACATGGCAATTGCAAGTCATGTCAGTTTGGCAAATGCAAAGAATTTCTTAGTAAGTAAACTATCACAAATACAAAGTATAGGACACTTCCTAAAAACACCAAACGGATATAGAGTAACATCACCTGAAGGTTTTGTCGCAGTAGATAGAAGCGCCGGTGCAGTTAAACTTGTAGATAGATTAGAATTTAGTCGTGCAAACTTCACGATGGATAAGGAGTGGGGATAATAAATGGCAGTAGGTTACATAACAGAACAAAATTTACAAATCAGTAGAGGCCTGATAAGAGGGGCTTATTCTGTAAATAAATTTGGATATAATAGTGCAGTACCTTCAAATGCATATGAGACAATATGGGATGGTTCAAATCTATATACTTACATTTCTAGTGCTGGTACAGCAACAGTTACATCAAGTGATACATCTTCAGATAATGGTGGCACAGTTACAGTTTATGGTTTAGACGCTAACTATGATTTAGTCCAAGAGACTTTAACAATTGGTGGTTCTGCTGGTTCACAATCTTTTTATAGAGTATTTAGAGCAGTTTTAGAAACAGCAAATACAGGCAGTTCAAATGTAGGAACAGTTACAGTTACCGTTGATAGTACATCAGCTGCAATTATAAGTCCTGCTAGAGGTCAAACACTAATGGCAATTTATACAATACCAAGAGGTAAAAAAGGATACTTAGTGCAATTGGATGCTGGCAGTCAAAAAGATTTAGAAAATGAAATTACACTTGTAGTTAGAAATGGTAGTGGTAATGTATTTCAAACAAAAGAATTTATCTCTATAAGAGGTGGTTTTCATACAAAAAATTATGCTCTACCTGTAGAGATAGATGAAAAATATGATATAGAAGTTAGAGCAAAATCAAGTGCAACAAGTGCCGTAAGTGCAGGTTTTGAATTAATTGTTTTAGATGTACCAAGAACAATGCAAGTGAGTGGTAACTAATGAAATCATTTAAACAATATATTTTTGCAAAACTAAAAGAGGCAACAATGCCTATGAGAATTATTATGTTAGGTGGACCTGGTTCTGGTAAATCTACTTACTCTAAATTCTTAACAAAAGAATATCAAATACCTCATGTGTATACAGGTGATATGATGAGAGATTTAGCAAAACAAGATACACCAACAGGCCGTAAAGTAAGAAGTGCATTAGAAAAAGGTGATTATGTAGATACAAAAATTGTATTAGATACACTACAGGCCAGATTACAAAGAAAAGATACAGAAAAAGGATATGTATTAGATGGTTTTCCTAGAAGTATGGAACAAGTTAAAGAAATGGAAAAAAGAAATATCGGTTATGACCATGTTGTATATCTAGATGTTGCAGAAGAAGAAGTCATTAGAAGATTAATGTCTAGAGGTCGTGCAGATGATAAACCAGACATTATAAAAAATAGAATTAAAGTTTATAAAAAACAAACACAACCTGTTGTAGATTATTATAAAGACAAACTTATAACTATCAAAGCAAAAGGTGGTGAAGTTATAGAAGACATAGCCGCAGAAATAATAAGTAAGATAAATGAAAGACTATAAAACATTTTTAATAACAGAAGGAGTTTATGACCCTGGTATATTTAAGGCATACTTTCTTGCAGGTGGACCAGGTTCTGGTAAAACATTTGTAACAAAGGCTGCATTTGCAGGTTTAGGTTTAAAACTTGTAAACTCAGATAGTATATTTGAAAAGTATTTAAAAGATGAAGGATTGTCTATGAAAATGCCTGAGAAAGAAAAAGAAAAAAGAGATGAAATCAGACAGAAGGCAAAAATAAATACAGCGTCAAGAATGGATTTATACATTGCAGGTAGACTTGGTTTAATAATAGATGGTACTGCTAGAGACTTTGCTACAATATCTAGACAACAAAGATTTTTAAAAATTTTAGGATATCAAACTACCATGTTATTTGTTAATACAAGTTTAGATGTCGCATTAGAAAGAAATGAAAAAAGAGATAGAAGTGTACCACAAAATATAGTTAAAACAAATTGGAATACTGTTCAAGGAAATATGGGAAGACTTCAAAAACTATTTCAACCAGCAAACTTTCATATTATAGACAACAGTCAAAGTGAAAAGGAATTAGTAACATTAACACTAAATAAATGTGCAAGTATAGTTAGAAGAACTATGAATCAACCACATAATTATCTTGCAAAACAATGGATAGATAGACAATTAAAGATTAAAAGAAGATGAAATTTTATAAAGACTTAATAGAATCAGTAATTGATATACCTAGAAAAGATTATGCACCTGGTGTATTTGATGACGCTGATACTGAAAATCCTAAACTAAAACAAAAAGTTTTAGATATGATTGACAAACAGATTAAAGAGTTTGAAAAACTTGCACCTGTTGTATCAACATCATTAATAGGTTCTATACTTACAAAGAGATATCGTAATGACGCTGACTTGGATATCAATGTATTATTTGATGTACCTGAAGATGAACAAGAAGAAAGGAGAGAACAATACTCTAAACTATTAAGAGATATCAATGGTAAAAATGTGCCAGGCACAGAACATCCTGTAAACTACTATGTGATTACAGACCCTAAAGTTTTAGAAAACAATAACAAAAAGGCAGATGGTATCTTCTCTATAAAAGATAACAAGTGGATTAAAAAACCAGATGAAGATACATTTGAGCCTGAAAAGTATGAGGCAGATTTTAGAAAACAAGTACAAGAACTTGATATTATTAAAGGTGAACTAAAAAGAGATATTATAGATTATACAGAACTAAAACAATTATCTAATAATGATGTCTTAAATCTACAAGCATTAGTCAATGAAAAACTAGAAGAAATAGAAGAATCAATTAGAAGATTAAAAGAGATAGGTGATAAACTTACAAACGATAGGAGAGATATCTTTAGTAGAGAAATGACACCTGATGAAATTAGAGAGTTTGGTAAACAAAACAAACTACCTAAAAATGTAATCTATAAGATGTTAGAAAAATATCACTACATGAAGTTTTATAAAAAACTAAAAGATATATTAGAAGATGATAAAGTTACAGACCAAGAGATAGATTCTCTAAAAGAAGCACCTGAACATTCTAAAGGAACTGCTGTGTTTACATTTGGTAGATTTAATCCTCCAACAATAGGTCATGAAAAACTTATAAGAAAAGTTGCACAGACACCTGGTGATTTTAAATATGTTTATTTAAGTAAATCACAAGATGTTAAAAAAAATCCTTTAACAGTTACACAAAAGATTCAATATATGAGAAGGATGTTTCCACAACATAGAAGTATGTTTAGAATACCTGCCTCAAATATGATACTAGATGTTGCAACAGAATTGTACAACAAGGGTTATAAAAATATTAACATGGTTGTAGGTAGTGATAGAGTACAAGAATTTAAAACAATACTAAACAAATATAATAATGTAAAATCGAGACACGGTTTTTATGATTTCTTAGATATTAAAGTTACAAGTGCAGGTGAAAGAGACCCAGACGCCGAAGGCGCTACAGGTATGAGTGCAAGTAAAATGAGAAACGCTGTTTCACAAGGTGATATAAAATCATTTGAAAAAGGTTTACCTTCAGGATTTAGAGATGTACAGTCATTATTTAGAGATGTTGCAAAAGGTATGAAAGTATCATTTAAAAAGTCATTAGCTGCTAATACAAATAATCACATGGGTTATAACTTTAAACCTATGGCAAGTTTAGAAGCATTTGAAAAGAAACAATTGAGAGATTTATATATTAGAGAAGTTATCTTTAATATAAATGACAAAGTACATTATGTTAAAGAAGATATACATGGCAAGATTGTCAGAAGAAGTACGAACTATATTGTACTTGAAGATTCAGAAGAAAACTTACACAAGGCATGGATATATGATTGTGTACCTGATTCAGCAGATAAAGAGGTTGCAATTAGAGAGTTTAATTTAGACATAGATTATGGCTTTGAGGCTGTATCGGAGGGAGACATGAAAGAAAAGAAAAAATTGGCACAGGATCCTGATGTTAGAAAAGAACCAGGTACTCAGCCAAAGAAATATTATAAGACATTAAGTAAAGATGTAAAACAAAAGAGGGCAGACTTTTTTAAGAAACAAGATACTACAAAACCTGGTTACAAACCAGCGCCTGGCGATGACACAGCAAAGACTAAAACATCTAAACATACTAAAAAATATAAACAAATGTATGGTGAAGTCAGTAAAGAATCATATGAAATAGGGGCAGATTATGCCAATCATACTAAAGAAATGACACCTGGAGAGACACCAGATGAAAAACCTGTTGATTCTAAATTAAGAACACCAGAAAACAGTATAAATAAAGATATACAAAAGGATAAATATAAGATGAAAACATTCAAAGAGTATGCAGAAGATGATATATATGCACATCTGGACGAAGAACTAGAGATTACAGAGGCAGAATATCAAGGAAAGAAAGTAAAACTCAACGACCCAATAAGAGGTGGTAGTAAGAAGTTTTATGTATATGTTAAGAATGATAAGGGTAATGTGGTCAAAGTATCTTTTGGTGATACAACAGGATTGAGTATCAAAAGAGATGACCCAGAGAGAAGAAAGAGTTTTAGGGCAAGACACAAATGTGATACTGCCAAAGATAAAACATCAGCAAGATATTGGTCTTGCAGAATGTGGACTGCTAAAACTAAAGTATCGGATTTAGACTAATGAACTATAAAGAATTTACAAAGAAGTCATATGGATTAGAGGCAAAAGAAGTACCGCCAAAACCAAAAACATTTGAAGATGTTAAAACCTATATGAAAAAAGAGAGGAAAAAATGAGTAGATATAGAAAAACAACAGGCGAACTGTTAGAACAAGTAAGAATGTTTGAAGGCAAAATGAAAGACATATATAACATGGCTTTTGCTGGCGATAGTGCAGAAGAAATTGCTAAGAAACTTAAACTGGATGCTAAAACAGTTAAGAGAGTTTTGGGTGAAGAAATTGCAATGGAAAAAGTAGAAAGAGTTCCTACTGGTCAATATATTGTTTCTTATAAAACACAAGATGGTACAAGAAAAGCTAGAGTATTTGATTACAGACAACATGCACATGACTTTGAAAAGAAACTGAAAAGTTATGGTCTTAAATCTGAAGATTGGAAAGATACTAACAAAAGAAATGTTGAGAAACATGGTAGCACAGGTAAAACATCTGGTGAAGACAGAGTTAAGTCTTTAGAAAATGAGATTCAAAGATTAAAACTAGAATTAGAAAACGAAAAGAATGCTACTGTAAAACCAGAACCTAATCCTGATACAGGTGAAGTACCTCTAACAGTAGGTGTCGCACACAAATATTTAAAAGACAAACAAAAGAAAGAAGTTAAAACAGAAGAAATAGAATTAGATGAAGCGACCTTTAACAAAGCTATGGTTGATAAACTTAAAAAGGCATATGAACCTTTAAGAGGCAAAAGAATAGCACCTGAACCTTTAATGAAAATATTTGATAAGATTGATAGTAACAAGGATGCTTTGATTACACTATACAAGGCAGACATACCTTTTGTTAGTACACTAGCAGGAAGTAGACTTTCTCAAAAACATAATTTAAGTCCTATGGATATTAAAAGAATTATATCTAAAGAAGAAGTACAAGAATCAGTTAAATTTAAGTATGCTCTCGTAGATACCTCTAAAGATAACGAAGTCCTTTCTTTGTCTTCTGATGAAAAAGATTTAAAAATGAGTGTACATCATAGAAATAGAGGTTTTTTAAAAATTGTTAAATTAAAAAAACCAACTACTAATGATTCAATGATAGGATATTCACTTAAAGAAGAAACAGAACTTACAGAATATTTTGCAACAGTACATTCAGACAAGAAACAAATTGCAGACTTCATTAAGAAAAACAAATCAGGTATTGATTATGTAGATGATGACGCTGGTGGCAACATAGAGTTTGAAGGTAAAAATGCTCATGAACTTGCAGATAAAGTAAAGGCAAAGTTTGGTGTAAGAGTTACAAAAGAAAGTTTTGAACCAATAGAAGATAAATCATTAGATGAGATGTCTTTACCTAGTATGAATAAACCAATGACTGTTAAATATACTTACACAAGAAATCCAGATTTATTTGATAAGACACTTGCTGGTACAAAGACAGGCAAGAAAATGAAAAATGTAGGACCTAAATTGAAAGGTGTATATGTACTGAAAGGTACAGGCAATGACCATTTAGACTTCTTGAAAAAATTAAATAGTGTAGGTATCATGCCTACAAATAAAATTTTAGGTGAAGAACTAGAAGAAGACACTAACAAATATATTACAGAGAAAATAAAAGGATTAGAAACAAAGGCAAAGAAAACAGGCATGCCATATGGTATCTTAAAGAAAGTATACGATAGAGGTATGGCCGCATGGAAAGGTGGACATAGACCTGGTGCAACACAACAACAATGGGCATTTGCAAGAGTAAATTCTTTTGTAACTAAATCATCTGGTACATGGGGTAAGGCAGATAAAGACCTTGCACAAAAAGTAAGAGCTGCAGAATCAGTAGAAGAATCAAGACAACTAAAAGATAAAGAAAAAGAAATGATGGTTGTTAAAAATAATAAAGTAATAGTTATAGATAAATCTGATTTTGAAAAGTATAAGTCAAAAGGATATATACAAGCTGAAGATACAGAAAATGAGGCATGTTGGGATACACACAAACAAGTAGGTTTCAAAATGAAAGGTGGTAAGAGAGTACCTAACTGTGTGCCAAAGAATGAAGAACTTGAAGAGGCAAACTTAACAGACAAACAAGTAGATATGGTAAAAAAAGTCGCAGACAAATTACCTAAAGATGATTTCAAAAAACGATATGGTAAAGACGCCGATAATGTTAAATTCGGAACTGCTACTAATATTGTTAAGAAAAAACTAAACATTGATGGATACGAGGGTGCTAGAAACCTTGTAGACAGACTATTAAAAGGAGAGAAGTAATGAGTAAATACTTAGAAACTAAAAAAGGTAGTCTAGAGGATATGGTAGCAGGCGTAACCGAAGGCAAACAATCCGAAGATTACAAACAATTATTTAAGAAAGAACTTGAAAAGACTGGTAAGGGAATTGGTTCTATGTCAGACATGGAAAAGAAAGCTTTCTTTAATAATATAGACAAAAAACATAAGGCAAAAAATGAAGATTCTAAAAAGGTTCAAAAGATGAATGTTAAGAAATCTTCAGGCGAAACTATCGTAAAAGAATCAGTAGAACTAGATGAAGGTGGTGTCAAAGACTTCTTAATGGATGTTGAAGATGACGCTTCTGATATGAGTTTAAATGACTTAATCAAAAAATATTATGGTCAAATGGGTTTAACTGCTCAAGAAATCAAAAAGATTTATTACAGAGTAAATGAAGAACTAACTGCTGGTCAAAAGAAACTTCCACCTGCTTTACAAAAAGCAATTAAAGACAAACAAGATAAGAAAGAAGTCAAGGAAGAATCAGAAGAAGAAGAAGTTAAATCTTTAAGAGACACAGTACATGACATTTGGAATCAGGCTGCTTCAGAAGAAGAAAAAAGAGAAGATGACGCTAAGTGGTTAAAGACTGAAGAAAAAAAAAGCATAACTGAAGAAAAAATTAAATGTCCTAACTGTGGTCATATGAATGACGCTGACGCTCATAAATGTTCTAACTGTGGCGCTTCATTAAACAGTAAAAGTGAAGATAAAGACGGAAAGAAAAAAGCTATGACTGGTTCACCTGCTACTAAAGTAGATACAACACCAGAAGTAGAATACGATAAATAATGATAATATACTGTGATATGG